TTTATTTTGACGATCGTATGCGGCATATGCGCGGATCATCTTATTGCGTTTGTTAACATCATCCCAAGCCCCAGCCTCTTTAATGGCCTGCACACGATCACGACTTAGCGTAATCTGGCCGGGTTTTGTGCCCTGTGCCTGAGCAGTACGGCTTGATGCCGTGGGGTTGGCTCGTTTGCCGCCCTTTCCGGTATACCGGTGGGGCAAACGTGTTGACAAACGACTATCTAACTCGTCCCAATATTCTGGATCTGCTGGGTCCCACCCATCGGCAGCGAGTTCGGAGTCAATTACTTTGGCAATCCTACTATCTGTGTCACGTGCTTGGGGATCGTACCAAGAATTCTTCTTCAGCCAGCCAGTGGCGTTACGTTGAATCTCCGACGATGCCACGTTAGGCACATTTTGTTTGGGAGCCCTTGCGGCCTCCACTTGTTGTTTCTTATAATGCTGAAGTTGCTGCAGTTTTTGTTTGGATTCTGTCAAAGCCTCCAAATAATCAACCTGAGCCGCTGCATCACCATTACGTGCAGCCTCCATCATTTTCATCTTGGCGTATTCAACCCGAGTTGCCTCGTCTTCAACCGCCTTATCAATCTGCGCAAACTGGTATGATACAGCCGTGTTCTCTACAGCAGCCAATCGTTTTGCCAGTTCTTCATTCCGTCGCTCCAGCGCCGAAATTTTATGTTTGGCAGACACTTCACGTTCTTTTTGCAGCGCCTTCTTTAGGCGACGCTCTTCGCGTCTTGCTTCCCGGATCTTCTCGCGGTCATCTTCAGTATCGCCTTCGACATCTTCGTCGGCGCTGGCTTCATTATCGCCCTCAGTATCCTCATCGTCTACTGAACCACCTTCCGCCTTTTCGTCCGTATCCTCATCATCCAACACATCGTCGGGATGGGTGCCGACACTTGCTAGAACTGTGCCGTCTTCGCGTTCCTTAATCGGAACATTATCAATTTTTTCTTGTTCGCTCATACTTTTTCCAAAGTTAATCCACAAAGGCCTTCATTTTTTGTGCTGCATCGAAAGATTTAATCTTAGAGATAATCTCTCGTGCTTGAACGGTAATAAACACTACCGGTGCGCCTTCATCATCTGGTTGAATTACATAACGATCGCCGCCGTATTTAATGGTGCGTACCAGATCACCTTCTTTACACCAAGGACCTTCAATCCATGGGCTCAAATCATCTGGGCTCTTATACGCCAAAGGTCCAACTTGGATAACCTTGGCTACTGTCTCATTAAATCGGAGCGTTTGTTTAGTTTCATCAACTAAAATAATGCCGCCCTTGCTTGTTGTCTTCTCGCGTCGCAGTTGAACCAAGACACGATCACCTAAAACTTCGATACCACAATCTACATCTGGAAAACATTCTTTTTCCGAACGCAGATCAGGCTCGTCGCCTTGCTTAAAGTCAATCACTTTACAGTGCTCCTCACACCTTACGGTGCTTTTTAAATATCCTCTTCGTCTTCGCTAAGGATTTCGTTTATAATATCCAATGCATCTTGGATACCTGCTTTTTGTCCAACTAACCTCTGGTAAGAGGCAAAATCGTGAACATTAACACCTGACGAAATAGCTAGGGTTAAATCTTTATCAGCGTTTTTCAAACGCTTTATCATTTCAGATATAATATCCTTCATATCTTTATTAATACACAAGGCGGAAAATACCCGCCCTTAATGCATCAATAAAAATTACCGCCGCCGATGTCTTTCAGATTTTTATCTGGGCCAACCTTTGAAGGTTTGGTCAGTTTTGCCTGAGCAGCGCCGATTTTCCAGTTGTTGTCGCGGTGTGAGCCAGCGGGGCCGGCATCGAGGCCGGTTTCGCCGGGGCCGCCAGCGTAGCCCATGTTACCGGTTTGTTGGTAGGTCTTGCGGAAGCCCAATTCGCCGCCGCTTTGTTTTTTAGTTGCCATTTTGATCCTCGATTGGTTGTTCGGGTGGTTGTTGTGGTTGAATTTGTGCCTGTTGGGCGTTTTGTTGCAGTTGGTTATCGTTTTGCTGCTGGTTTTGGGCCAATTGCTGGAAGTGCTGCTGCCGTGATTGAGCCGCTTGCGCCTCTGCCTGAGCCTGTTGTTGCGCTTGTTGCTGCACCATCTGGGCTTGGGCTTGGAAATTCTGCTGTTCAATCGCTAAACCATGCTGGCGGATGTCTTGTGTGGCTGCATCAATTGCTTGAACCGCCGACAAGTCCTGTTCGTGCTCAATTTGGGCCTGTTGTTGGTCCATTTGGGCGCCAGCGGTAATGGTGGCAATACGTTCCTTAGCAGAATTATTGATATTTGCCATGGCAATCGTTGTTGCGTTGCGTTGGTTATCAATACTGGTCTGCGTTTGGTACTTAGTTTGCAAATCTTGCACTTTTTGCTGCAATTCAGCGACCTTGATTTGATAATCTTGGTTAGCCTGAGCCATTTCGGCTTGCATTTTGGCTTGAAACTCTTGCGATTTACGTTGAGTCTCAGCCATTTGCGTTTTAAGCAGCACTTGTGCAGTAGGATCTGCTCCGGCAGCACTTTCTTGTTGCGACTGCTGCATTTGCTGCACGTTTTGCACCAAAGCCATGATGTCTTGCATATATGGCTGCACGATTTGCTGCGACTCTTGGTCGACAATTTTCGAAGCAATAGCCAAAGCCTGTTGAGATTCCCAGTCCAACGTCTTTTCTTCGTGCAAATCCAGCACATCTTTGCCGCCAGACGCTTTTGCCACAATGTTTCGCATGGATTGGAGATAGAAAAGCATCAAATGTTGCTTGATGTGTTCCAACGCCACCGGCGCAAACGTAGGTCCAATTATGGGGTTAGAGCCATAAATGGGGTTTTTGGCGTATTCCAAGTGAATTTGGATGTGCGCAATGTGATCTTGGTCAGGATAAGCTGCCGCAGGTCGACCCATTGTCATGGAAACGTTCTCCAGCGCAGGATTTGACTCCTTAGAACCTTCAGGATTTGGTAAAATTTCTTCAACTTCAGGAATTTTTAGCTGGTTGACAATGCGGTTATACACAGCACGAAGGTCAAACATGCCCTGAGGGGCGCTAGTTGCCATTTGCAACAACGCTTGGTTCTGCGCCAAACGCTGTGTTTCGGAAAAGATGTTGGGATCCGACACCGGGCGCACGTCACTGTTGTACGCAAAGTCACGAACCTCAATCTCTTCGCCCGATTGGTTGTCCATTTCCTCCAAGTACCAGTTATTGATACGGGAAATGATCTTGAGCGACTTAGCCTGCGACCGGTGCAAACGTGCATGGATGCTAGAGAAAACCTTAGCGCCTTGCTCGATCAATGCCTGCGTAGTGCCCACAGGCATGTTATTAGACGCGTCACCGATCTTTTCTTCGGCGGTGGTCACTACCCCCTTAGCCGCGTCTGTAAGCCATCCTAGGAGGTTATAGAGGACGCTAGAGGGGCCGGGGAATGGCAAGGGCATTGCCAGCTTGCGCACATCATCCACGCCCGGCGCGCCTTCGATCTCTACAACCTGCGTAGGTTCAATGCGATCCGACTGGCCGCCAATTCGGCCACCCTTGAGCTTGAGAAGCGTTTGGCTATTGGAGATATGAGCCGCGTCCATAAGAGCACGAAGGGCGCCAGTAAGAGCAGCACTAAGCCCGCCAATAAGATGAGGCAGGCCGATAGCGTATGCACCGCGCCATGGAATAAACTTGAACTCAACGTACCAGTCCAGTTTTTCAAATCTGTCGTCCCCATCAGCCCAGTTGCGGTACAAAGCCAGCACTTTGCTGGTCGATTCATCAATGGTTAGAATGTAAGGCGCCCGTTTACCATCGGTTTGGTCGTCATCGTCCAAACGCATGAAACAGGTAATTTCATAAATACGGCGCATGCCGTCAATGTTTTTACCAGAATACTGTTTGCCTTCAATCTTGTTGTTGGCTTTTTCAGACTGCGTTTGGTCGTCGATCGGCGCGTCTGACGTGTAGGTTGAGTCGATGTCGCGGTAAATACCTGCATCCACACGCTGGAGGAACTCATCCTCTGTAATGTCCTGAACCTCAGTTACACGTTGCGACGTGTAGAAGTTGGTCGATGCGTATGGCAACAGAATATTGTCGATCGGAATCCATTCGCACATTGGGCGACGTTGTTCCGAATCCCAGCGCCATTTTAAAAACTGCGAACCGCCAAGTGGCAGTTGGGTCAGCAGTTGTTCCATTTCATCGCGGTATTCTGGAACTTGCTCGGTCAACTGCCAGTTTAGGAAACTGACCTTGCGTTCGGCCACTTGCAGTTTGGCTTGGTCAACAGAACCCTTGATGTTTGTTTTGGCAATGCCTTCAGGAGGCAATAATTCTTTTGCCGAACTAGCAGCAAAGTCTACACACGCCTCTGCCATAACAGGATGCACAACTTTAGAAGCACCATCAAAAGTAGCACCGCCCGGAGCATCCTTACCCAAACCAGTGCGGCGTAGACCCTCCTCATACTGTTTGTCGCGTTGCTTACGAGCTTCTTTGTCTTCATCAATAAAGTCCAAGTATTCAATTGCCAATTGATCCAAGGAACCTTCATCAAACACTTCTGCCAAGTTCGCGTAGAACTTAGGGCTTTCTTTCGGGCCTTTAGTTTGTTCGAGATTAACTACAACTGAGCCGTCTTCCAACTCAATAATCTCGCCTTCAGCTTCGTCTTCATCCAAACCCAAGCTGTCTTCAAGTTCCGCAACTTCGTCTTCTTGAAGCTGACCTTCCTCAACATCTTTTTCATGCTGAGGGTTCAAAGACGGCAAATTGCCACCTTGCTGAATTGGTAATTTTGGGTTTGCCATGTATTAATCTATGTTTTTCAGATCTTGGGGTGACACACTGCGCGATGTTGCCAAAGCCGCGGGCATGTCGTTAGGCTGGTCCATTAAATACTGAGCGGCCATAATTGGAATGGTTGCTTCTGGTGCAGCCATCATTGCCGCTGCCCCCAAAAGATTTTTATGGCCCTCAATCGGATTACCTTCATAATAATTTTTAGCGGCTTCAATACCTTGAGCGGCCGGAAACAAAACGTGCGACACTTTTGGCAATAGCCACGCTGCAGCGTTTGCCGCGTTACCCGTGGCGTCTAAATAATGTTTGCCTGCAATATTTGCTGGAATGGCCGATGCTTCTGATAATCCGCCAAGCACCGGGAAAAAACGTTCGCCGGCTTTTCGTATGCTTGCTGGAATCGAATGGTAATATTTTTCAATCGCAGACAGAACACCGCTAGACTCTGCAGGTTGGCCGCCGCCGGCAAGGTGTTGAATCAA